AAGCAGATAATCCAAATTGGCAATCTCATTTAGGTGGCAATATGTTTATATCACATAAATTTATAGACCCTTCAACAAATCAGCCTATTAAAGTTGCAAAAGGAAAATTTCCTGAACTAGATAAGATAGTTAATCAGTTAGTTGATTTAAATCAACCTGAATTGTTAAACAAACATAGGAATAAAATAGTGCCAGGTGCATTTGTATTTCATATAGGTGGTAAAAACTCTGGAAAGCCAGGCGGAATGATCAAAGCACAAATTAAAAATCCTGTAAAACCTGGTGACACTTCAGCAATGTTAGTTAGTAAGTTCAACAATAAAGGATATACAACACCTCTAAGTTCAATAAAACTACAAATTGGAAATGCAGTTCCTAAAGGTTACAAACCTAGAACCCATAACAAAGGTGGACAAACAGCAACTAATCCAAACTTTGAATTGAAATAAAATGAGATTAAATGAGATTGTAAAAAATTCTATTACAAATATTATCTGCGAAGCAGATGGTAAGAATACTCATTTGGAACACTTAGAAGATCATATATTTAATCAAGGACACCAAGGAGCCAAAGAAGCAGTAGACTATCTATACAGTTTACATCAGATGCTTGAAGGAAATAGTGAGGCTCCAGTAAGCATGACAACTAAATGGGACGGTGCACCAGCCATTGTAGCAGGTAAAGATCCTGAGACTGGCAAATTTTTTGTAGGAACCAAAGGTGTATTTGCACAAAAGCCAAAAATTAATTTTACAAATAGAGATATAGAAGAAAATCATCCAGCAGAAGGATTGCAATCAAAGTTAAAGATAGCACTAAAGCATTTAAGTAAATTAAATTGGAATACAGTTGCACAAGGTGACATGTTATATACAAAAGAAGATTTAATGAATATTGGAATAGACGGTGAAAAGGTTATTGCATTTAAGCCTAACACACTTGTTTATACTGCACCAGTAGATTCAGACTTGGCAAAAGACATTTCAAGTGCTGAAATAGGCATAGTATGGCATACAGAATATCAAGGAGGTCCTACACTAGCAGATACTCAGGCTAAATTTGGTTTTGACAGTAGTGTATTAGGACAAACGTCAAGTGTTTGGCACAGAGATGCACTAATAAAAGATCTTAGTGGTATAATTACACTAAGCAAAGAAGAAAATGTAGATATTTTAAGTGCAATCACAGAAGCAAATAATTATCTCAATAGTATAGAACCAAGCACATTTAAATGGTTGGATCAAGGTAATGATTTAATAGGTAAAGATTTTTTACAACAGTTGAAAGCACATGTAAATAATAATATCAGAGCAGGAGCATTTGATGAACCAACTAAGTTTGCACAAGGATTCGTGCAAAAATACATAGACTTTATGCAAAAGAAAATAGATGGTTACAAGACGCAGAAAAAACAAGACGAAGCAAATGATAAATTAGTTCAAGGAGTCAAATTTATCAGAGAAAATGCAAAACAAATAGTTGCAGTATATGACTTATATTTAAAAATCATAGAAGCAAAAATAAAACTTATAAAAAAATTAGAACAGATAAGACAAATTCCAACATTCAAAGAAACAGAAAACGGTTATGAAGTAACTGGAGAGGAAGGATTTGTTGCAGTAGACAAAATAGGTAACGCAATTAAGTTAGTCGATAGATTAGAGTTTAGTAAACTTAATTTTGGAACAGGAGCACCTGGAAAATGAATGACATGACTACTGATGAAATGATAACATACTTAGAAAAGGCTATGAAAGAGAAGCATCATCCAGATTGGCTTGGATGGGTAAGACAAAATAAAGTTTTTAAATTAAAAACCATTCCTATAAACTCTGTAGCACCAGCAGATGGTTGGGAGGGAGATCAAAATAATATAGATAATATGGTTAAAAGTGATTTAAGTAATGCTCCTACTATTGTGGTTCATAAAGATGGCACTATGATTGATGGCAATCATAGACATCAAGCATTAAAGAAACAAGGTGCTCAAACAGTTAAAGCCTATGTAGGCGAAAGTAAAATGGATTTAAAATTAGTAAATCAAGAAATATCTGAAGCAAGGTTATATAGAACAACCAACGGCTTTAAAAATCTTACTGGCAGAGACATTGCAGACCTACTTTATCTTCATACTTTGACATTATATATGATGTTACAAGATGATGGTCTTGAAGATTATGCTGTAGGATATGCTAAACAAACTACCCAATATGGACATTTTACTTTGATGAGAACACATGCTACTGATCTTTACATGTTAGCATACGCAGTAAAAAATCCAGATAACAGATATATAAGTTTTAAAAACAATCGTTCAAGTAGAAAGTTTTTAGAAAAATTAAATTTTGGCACAATGCCTACAAGACAGTTTCATTTCTTTATATCTAGAATAGGTAAACGTGGAGATAAAAGAAATGAGGCATTAAGTTTCTTTATGAGATTAGAACGACAGTTAAAAATTACAGATGGAAGATATAGAGGTTATAGAAGAATGGTATTAAGTTGGGGCAAACTTAAATATCATTCAAAGCAACTAGTAGTATCAAAACTTACACAAGAAATAAGAAGGTTAGGTCGTGGAAGTGAACTTATGAGTCCTATGACAAGCATGAATAAAGACCGAGGTTTAAGAGTGTCTTCAGATTACAAAGAACCTAGAACAAGTTTAACAAGAAGAGTAGCAGGAACGGCCGCTGGAGCAGTCGTAGGAAGATATGCAGGCAAAAAAATTGCACAAAAGACTGGTGCTAATGTTGATAAATATAAGAAAGTAGGAACAGGACTAGGTGCAGTTGCAGGTTATTGGGCAAGTGGAAGAAAGAAACAATGAAAATAAATGAAATACAATCAGATCAAGTAAAAAGTGATGCCGCTAAAGTGGTTGACTTAGTGAGATCTGGACAAGATATTAACCTAGCAGTTGATACATATAAAAATATTCATTCTGGTAAACTAGATTATGATGCCGCTTTTTCCGCCGCTAGAACCCAAAGCGATGCTGAACAAGGCAGAACGTCGCAACAACGTCAAGACATGGAAGCAAGAGCAAAAGCACAGAAAAAACTAGACGACAAAATAAGAAACAATAAAGCATTAGCAAAAGATAAAGCACAAAGACTTAAAAACAAAGGAACATTTAAAAAAGATGATGATGCTTCAAGAAAACAAAAAGCACAAGGAAGTGATTACACAATCGATCCTGAAACAGGGCAAATGTTTGCAAAAAAAGGTGCAAAAGGAACTTTCTATGGTAACCAATCAACAGGAAGTTTAGGCTTAGGCAAAGGCAGGCAATCAGTTAAAAAATATCTAGATGATCCGTCATTATTATTAAGCCTTGGAGCAGATGATTTTGATGATGCTATAAGCAGAGGCTCTGATATTGGCTCAAAGATATTTAAACCTAAAGGAAGTGGCGGAAAAGTAATTCCAAAATACTCTATACGTGATAATTAATCAATTTTTTCACACAAAAAAATTCAAAATTAGATAAATAAAAGTAACATAAGAGTTTATTGAAACTCTAATAGGAGATAAAAATGGCACAATCAAAAGGAAACGGAGCCGGTGTTGCACAGTTTGTAACTGGAACACTAGTTTCTAATCATAACTTAAAAGCAATCCTAGTTGACACTGGTGCAAACCTTCAAACAGAAGACGATGCAACAAGAGAAGCAGTTGAAAGAGCATTAGGCTTTATTCAACCACTTATGTATGTTATACCATCAGCAAGTGGTGGAGAAATTCATGCAGTTGTTGATGCAAGTCAATTTGATGCGGCATCTTTACAGAAGCAACTCAGAGGAATTGGAACTGATAACGTAAACAGTTACAACTTTGCAGGCGCAACTGTTACAGCAGGAACAGGAATGGCTATAAGTTAATTTTTAATTAACATAGAAAAAATGGCGGTTTTAACTGCCATTTTTTTTGAGCATTTTGATAAATATTAGTAACAATAAAATTAGTCAGACATTTATGAAAAAATTGACTAATTATTAGGAGATTAAAAATGGCACAAGTAGATAGAAGAGCGGCAGACTCAGGTGAGTTCATTGGTAAAGATGTATTCCTAAAAAGTTTTCAACAACAATCAGGTAACATCAGTGCATCACAATTAACATCACTAGTTAGTTCAGTTCAAAACTTAAACCTTACAGTATTAAAAGTAGGTAGTTTTACAGCAGGAACACAAGCAACTGTGAACTTTATACTAGAAGGTGCAGACAATTTAGCAAACGGTGACATAGCGGCACACGTTATTGCAGACGTCTCATTCTAAGTTTATAACTTATTTAAAAAGGCAGTTTATACTGCCTTTTTTTATGATAAATATTAGCAACAATATATTCGGGAGAATAAAATGGCACAAATTAGAGTAAATGGAGCAACATCAGTTGACCAGTTTCTAACAGGTGAACTGAAGCATTTTATTTTAGATGCCGTTGATGCAATTAATGTCCATCAATTTGGTTTTACAGCATCAGGCAATCCTAAAGGTGGAGAAGCGGCTCTTTCAGCAATGGGACTAGTAGCAAATCCAGTAATATTAAATACACATGCTTCGAATACAAGAATATTATACTTTGCAGTAGAGGTTGATGGAATTTCAAATTCCGCTTTACAATCAGCATTAAGATCAAATACTTCTTTTGCTAATGCAACAATTACAGCAGGAAGTTATTCAGTAGTATAATAAAATTGAAAAATTTAAAATTAGCACTCTCCGGAGTGCTTTTTTTTGACCCCATGGTCGGCAACTTCTGATAAATAGTGTAATATACAGGAGACACACATGAGTTTAACAAGAAGTGGCGCAATGGGAAGTTCCGAGGTTGTTTCAGGCAATATCGAGTTCTACACATTGTTTACAAAGTTAGACATTACACAAACAGGCGATTACAGTGACAACAGTCAAAAGGATTTTGAAAGTGTTGTTCAGTGTATAGGCTTAAGAGCAATGCCTGTGGTGATGAACGAACCCGTAGAACTTAGCGGTTCTGGGGCATTTGTTTTAGAAAATTATGGTGCACCAACACTTACAGGAGCAGGTTGGATTTATAAATTTGCTTTTGAAAGAGAAGGAGTGCATACTATAACAACTTTAACAGATGAATTAAATGGAATAGTATTGAATGCGGGAACAATTGATACAAAGAGTTCTGTAAATATGGAATTCACTAAACAAGATTTATTATAGAGATAAACAATGCCAAGAAAATCAGAGCCAGAACAAGAATTAAAACCTTACGTAGAAAAGGGCAATATAGAAGCACATATTATTGCAGATATGTTGAGGATAGAAAGCATTACTGCAGAATTACGAGAGTTCAAAGAAACAACAAAAAGCAGATTAGACAAATTAGAAAGTTGGATAATTGCTATTGTTGGGTTGACATTTACATCTCTGATTAGTATAATAATAGGTATAGTAATTAATTTAATATGATATTAGAAGATATAACACAAGACTTAGTTGTTGAAAACAGAATGGTCTGGCGCAAGATGGGGAACAAAGTAGTTCGTGCTGTCAGGTGCACATCTGGTCACAGGAAAGGTCGTGTTGTTTCTAAATCACAACAATGTAGTGCGCCAATCAATATGAAAAAACGCATGACAATCAAAAAGACTAAAGCAAAAATGGGTGCAAGGATCTCAAGAAAATCACAAAGAACAAAAAGAATGAATCCTGCAAGTAGAAGAGTAAGAGCATTAAACAAGAGAAGATAAATGAAATTTACTGAAGTAAAAACATTAGAACATTTATTAAAAGAATATGCTACACCAGTAGGACAACAAACCACTGGTAATACTGGTATAGGTTCAGTTGCTAAAAAAATGGCTGGACAAGCCGGTAAATCTTTAAGTAAAAAAGTAGGCGGTAGTGTTGGTTCTGCAACTAGCATGGCTGGACAAGCCATTAAAGGTGCTGACAGTAAAACTACTCAAAGGTTAAAAAGTATAGCATCACCCAAGACCAGCAAAGCAAAAATAACATTAAGTCCAACAATAAATGGCGAAAGAAATATAGCCGAGCCAGTAGTAAAAACAAAAGCAGGAAAAGTAGAAAAAGGTGCAGATATATACGACCAATATGGTAACTATGCAGGTAAAGTTGATTCACCATTAGGTGATAATTCTGCAGGTGCTGGAGCAGATGCAGTAGCAATCTTAAACAAGAACAATAAGTATGAAGTTAAAACAGGCGACGATGAAGTGTTTGTGCAAAATCCAGAAGCCAAAGAAGTCGATGAAGGGAAACTCAGCAAGATAGCAAATCGCAGAGGTAAAAAGAGAAAGATTAAAAAATTAAAACGCATACTTAAAAAAATAAATAGAAAAAGTTTAAAAGAAGCAGATCCAAAACTTTTTGAAATAAACTTCAACAGACAAAGTGTAGCCAAAGAGGCTTTAGATGCTCCAGTAAGATGTGGATTTGAAGCCGAAACATTTTTCTATAATGCTGATAGCAGAACTGCTAGTGACGATGTAGACAACATGAGTATCAGTGATGTTGAATACGAATTTGGTGACTTACCAGATAGTGCATATGAATACTATCAAGACTGGCTTCGTGAAAAAGCAATGGACGAGTATTTGCCTGATCTTATAGATAATTGGATAGAAGAAAATCGTGACGAAGATGAATACATTCAAGACTTTATGGATTCTGGTAATGGTCCCACAGAAGATGCTGTCGAAGAATACAAAGAAAATTATAAAGAAGATAACCCTAACGAATACGAAAATCGTGAAGAAGATGGTTGGGAGTTGGATAACTGGGCCAGAGACTTTATCAACGAAGAGTATGAAGATGAATACGAAGACTTCCTAAGAGATATAGCAAACGATGAAGACCATCTGGTTGATGATGCTATAGAAGAAGCAGAAGGCGATTATTCTATGGACGAGTATGTAAGCGATCAATATTATAGTATGAGTGAATTCTTAGATGACTTCAGTTATGACTACTCTAGAGAAAACGCCGGTGTCGACCAAGTAGCAGATATTTTACATAATTGGATCAACAAAAGCAGTGAATTCAAAGACTATCCAGAAGTAGGTGATTACGGAGATACTTATACAACAAGTGCTTATTCAGTAGAGCCTGACAGCAGTATAGAAGCAGACGAGGGTGCAGGGGCTGAAATTATATCTCCAGTATTTAGTAGTCCTAGACAGATGCTTAGAGAAATGAAAAGTTTATTTGAATGGGGAGAAGATCAGTTCGGCACTAATAACTCAACAGGCTTACATGTTACTATGAGTTGGCAAGCGGAAAAGAAAGATCCAAACAAATTAAAAATGGCATTGCTATTAGGTGATCCATACTTACTAGCAGAATTTGGAAGACTTAAAAATACTTATACTAAAAGTCAATATAATAGTTTACTAAAATACGCAAGTGACATACAAAAGGGTCAAGATAACAATCTAAAAGCATTAGAAAACCAATTATCAAAAGGTATAGATAGTGGTAAATTTAATAGCATACATTTTAAAGACGAAAGAGATGATTCGACAGGCAATAAACTAATAGAATTTAGAATTGCTGGTGGCTCAGATTACAGTCTAATGTATAACGAGATTGTAAAAGCAGTTGTGCGATATGCTACTGTAATGAAAGCAGGATATGATGATGAGGCTTACAAAAAAGATTATATCAATGCTTTATACAGAATACTTAACAAATCCCAAGAACCATCAGAAAGAGATATAGATAGATTAGCAAAAATTGACCATCCAGTAATTACTTCTGCTAAAGAAATTGTAAGCAAAAAAGAATACTTCGACGTTCTTAATAAATTAGAAATGAGTGTAACATATTTTGACACATATAAAAAACTGATACAACCTGATGCTGACAAAAAATGGAAACAGAGTATAAAAGATTATCAAAAAGGAACTGGCAGAGATCCAAGTTGGATGGGCGAAAGCATCAACGAAGACGAAATTACAGGTTATGTAGAACCAGATAGAGTAATGCCAAGCAAGATGGCTCCTTTAAAGTTAAAGCAGGCACAAGAAGCCTTTGGTCAAGCAGTAGCAATGTTGGCAAAACAACTTGCACAAAAAACAGCAAGAGCAACACCTAGGTCAGTAAATATAGGTCACTTTAGAAAGTATGCTGGAGAGTTAAAACTAGACCAAAAAGATTTAGAAAAACTTTTAGTTCAAAGCATAGACGATGCAAATTATGATAATTTAGAAAACGATAAAGAAAAACATAATGTTTTACAGCAAGGTATAGCAAAACTATTTAAGAAAGATATTATAGGTAAGGCTGAATTTTTTGACAGTCAAGAATTTGATATTATTGCCGATGGCTTATGGCAATACTTTCAAAATGAGGACGCAAAAGACAATTTAGTATTAGATAAACTTGCAGAATTATTTGTAAATGTTAATCCGAGAAACGAAAAAGATAAAGTTAGAGATGAATTAATCGACCTCAGCAAAAAAAGACAAAAAAATGAAATGTATAGATATTTGTCTAATAACCATAGTAATCATGTAAGGGGTTCACTCCTAGCATCAGATATGCTTAGTAGTAGAAAAGCAATTGAAGAACTTAAAGCATTCTTAGAAAAATATTCAGGTTACGAACACCCCGTAAGTAGAGATCATCATATTAACATTAGAAGTGATGATAATTACGGTAATGTATATCAAATGAATATGATTCAAAAAATGAGACAGAGGATAAGAATTCTAAACAGTATGCAGAAAACTGACCAAACAAAATATGAAAGCATTAAAAAACAGTTAATAAAACTTGGTCTAAACTATTTAGAAGAATTGAAACCATATGATCCACCGCCAGAACCTTACTCATGGGATGATACCAACGGAAGTGATATGATGAGTTTTCGAAATATGGAACATTGGAATAACACTATGGACTCCATTGTTAAATTAGGCGATGACGATGATACCACTTATAACTTTAGTGGTCGATATGATGATATTGTGTTTAGTTGTATTTGGTTATCAGAATATTATGAAAGAGTTCAAAATTATGGTGCACCTAAAGATAAATTTTTAAGATCGCTTATTAAAAATAGATTTAAAGCAATCAAAGAATTCTTATCTGGATTTGATAAAATTTTCCAAGCAGAGGGATTTGCAAATTTAGAAAAAGAAATTGCTGGTAAAAATCAGTTAGACAAACGTAATAAAGATTTTGAAAAAAATGTTAGAGATAAATCTTTAGCAGAAATAAATATTCCTGCTCATAGTTTTGTGTATATTGAATGGAGTCTTCAAGGCAATTTACAAGATGTAGATTTAGATGAAGAAGATAATGAAATGAATGATTGGTTCAAGCGAACTGTAGTAAAAGAATTACAAAACAGTTGGTCGCATCAAGACGGAGGAAACAGGTTAATATATGTCATTCCAGGGGCGCATTGGGAACAAGCCAAAGATGCAAATGAAGGATTAGAAATAATAGATAGAGAATCAAAAGAGGATAATTTTTACCATAATTGGCGCAAAAGAGGTTATCAAAAAATATTGCAAAAGTTTACAAGAACGTATAATACCAAATTTAGTAGACTTACAGACGAAGACGAAGGTGAGTATAAACTCGCTGATAGAAATTTTTACAAGGAACTAAATAGGTTAAATGTTGAGGTAACTAGAAAAGGTGATAGTAGAAGAGGTGCTCCTGGACAAAGTGATTTAATAAAACCTGAAGAATTAGAAAATCCAAAAAGCGGAGAACCTATTAATAGAAGTTCTGCAATGATGTGGGAGCAGTCTACAGAAGATGCTGAGCAAAAACGTTTTGATGCTTTTGATTGGAGCAGTTATCCGGAAGAATTTAAAGAAGCAGTTGCTGAAATGATGAAGAATCATACTCAAACACACGGTAATTTTAGAGTAGCAATGAGTGACGTGATAGATAAAATTAACCAAAAAGAAGTTAATATACCTTTGAAAAAACAAAACAATATACAAGGTATGATAAATGCGGCTGGTGTAGAAGACATGGATGGTGACAGTTCAAACGGTATAGCAAGTAAAACAAATTGGAGTAACTTAGCAGACTACTTAGGAATAGAACGTGGTGTTAATGACCAAGGTCCTAACTTACTTAAAAAAGTTTATGATCAATACGACGGCAACCACGAATGGCGACCAGAACCTGACCCAGATGCATGTTGTATGCCAAGATGGTCCTCCGCAGTTAAGGCCGCATATGAATATATCAAAACAAATTATAATGTAAGTGCTGGAAACTATTTTAGAAAAGATGCAGACGGTAACGACGGTGATAATGTAAGTAGTGTGCATAGCACGCCGGACCAACAAGTGAACACAGATTACGACAAAGCCAGAGAAGACCATCCAGGGTTTAATACAATGATGCAAAATGGTATGCAGAATTACTTAGTGCGTGGCCAAGTAAATGACCTAGTAGGATTTTTAAACAATCCAAGCAATGATAATGTTTTCAAATCGGCGGTTTTAAATACTTTAGCAAATCGATTTGAGGTCAATCCTGGAAATCCTTTTAATAGTTTCCAAGATGCATTAGCAGTTACTCGTAGACACGGTTATGAAAGTGTATTTGATAAATTTGAGAAACTTCCGTTAGAAGAACAACTTATTAAATTACAAAAAATAGACAGTAAAAAAATAGACAAAGTATTAGAGGGCGGTGTTAAACAGTTGGCTTATGATAAAGAATGGGATAGAATGCATTCTAGAGACAATGTTCAAGTGTCAAGACCTAATCCTATGAAAGTTGTTAAACCTTACAATCCAGCACAACATAAAGAAGCAATGATCAAAAACAAAATGGATAGTCAGAAGATAACAAGACAACAAGCAGAAGCACAGATAGCCGCAATGTTACGAAAGCCTGAAAATCAAGATTATTTTACAGCAAATGCAGATAAGAAAAGACAAGATAAGAAAAATAACGTTACAGAGAGTGTGCCAAATAATACAAAAGTAAGAATGATTAATAAAATATTATCAGATCATTTTCCAGCAAGTGATTTGAAAAAACAAATGGATGCCTACTTTGCTATACCTGACCCACAAATGTTAAAAGACTTCAGGAAAAGACGTGCAGAAGCAGGAGATGATGTATGTTTAAGACCTATATTAAGGAACTATATACAAATGAAATTACATCCTAAACTACACTCAGCAATAAACTTAAACGAAAGCAAAGACGATTTAATTGCAAAAATTGATGCATTACCTGATGATGAAGGCACAAAAAAATTAGTTAATTACATAGAACAATTAATTGACGATATGGGTGTAGGCGGAAAAATACAAAGTTTAAGTAATGAATTAGAAGTTATAGATGATATAGATGTTAAAAAGGCTATTAATCAAATTGCAAAAATTATAGCAAGTATTGAGATGAGTCCTCAAGAAAGAGCACAATTATTTGTAGATTGGAAAGCAGACAAATTAGTAAATGTTGACGCATTACTATCTACTTCAACAGTAAGTTTAGAAACTATTTTTAAAGGTTACGGAGAAAAAGGCGAAAGCCACGTAACTGAGTTAGTAGATGATTTAAATCAAGTAGTGCAGTATGGTATAGGCCCAGGTGAATTTGCATTATCAGTATTGTCACAGAGAATAGAAGGTATAGGTGCATCGTCTGGTGCTGATGATGATGGGCCAGAGGGCAAAGGTGACTTATTAATTGACGGCAAGCCAATAGAATTGAAAACTACAAGAAAAAATTCTGCAAGATTTAATGACAGACAAGTTACTGCATCTGATTCATATAAAAGTTTAGTAACAGCATTTTTTAATAAGTATGATGCAAAGTTTAAAGAACTTGAAGAACAAGGATTACAAGTTAGAGTGAAATCAGGTATGCAACAAAATCATGTCATGGCGTTTTTAAAAGAAGTTCCAGAAGCAGAAAAAGAGGTTGCTAATATTATCTCAAATATATTTACAGCATTAAATGTAAGCGGTGGCCCGATTGCAAGATACTTGGCACAAGGTGATAAAAATCAAGCCATGCAATTAATAGCACAGTCAAATGTAAATAACTACCTTGCACAAAAAAGACAAAGCGGTAACTTACTTGGAATACTTTTCTTAGATCTTAACAAACAAGCATTTACTTTTATTAAAGAAGTTTCAGATCTAGAAGGCACAGGTTTAAGATTACATGCAAAAACAAATTATTTAATTACAACAGTAGAAAACCCATTTGCCAATACGTCAATTGTGGATACAGGAGCATAAATGAAAATAGATGATTTAATAACAGAAACCGGAATTGGTTATTCAGACGGATGGTCACAGTTTTCAAATGCTGGTCAAGAAGCATTTAAAAAAGATAATTTGCAAGGCCTATTTGATTGGGCAAAGACTATATTTCCTGAGTTCGCTGAATTTAGCAAAGAAGATTTCGAAGAAGATTTTAGAAACTATGTAAAAGACAATGACGGCGATGTCAACGAAGGACTAATAGCATGGTTAGATTTTTATTATGAAACATACTATATACAAAATAAAGATGCAGTAAAAAATCAAGCAATGCAGAAATTATCACTTCAAGCATCCGCGGGAGGCGGAGGTGCTGGTGGCGGTGGCGGTGCAGGTGGCGGTGCTGGAGCAGGTGGCTCTGGTGGTGCAGGTGCAGGTGCTAGTGCTGGTGGCGACGGTGGCTCAGCAAGTTCAAGTGGAGACGGAGGGTCTGCAGATAGTGGTGGTGCTAGTGATAGTTCCCCTTCCTCCGACTCTGCTCCTAGTGATGCTCCGGCTATTAGAGGTGGTGGTTTTTATGGATTAGGCACTATGACAAGTCGCAAAAAGAAGAAAAAGAAAAAGAAAAAGAATTTTGTTTTTGGTGGTAGCATATACAAAGAAATGAATGAGATGGATTCTTGCCCAAGAACAAAATCAAAAGGATGCCAATGCGAATCATTACAGAAAATTACAGAAGCAGAGGAAACAGTTAAAGCAATAGCAACACTAGAACACACAGAAGATGATGTAGCAGGTGTAATTAAATTTAAACAAAAACCAGGAAGGCCAACTATTATTAAAGGAATAGTAAAAGGTCTAACACCTGGTAAACACGGTTTTCATATACACGAGTTCGGCGATCTAAGTGATGGTTGTGCTAGTGCAGGTGGACATTATAATCCAGACGGTGTTGACCATGGAAGTTTACAACAAGGACATGTAGGCGATTTAGGTAACGTAACAGCAGATCAATCAGGCACAGCAAGATTTCAAATTAAAGCAGAACGTGTAGAATTATCTGATGTGGTAGGCAGAGCAATAGTAATACATGCTGATGAAGATGACTTAGGAAAAGGTGGCGACGACGAAAGTTTAAAAACAGGTAATGCTGGTGACAGATTAGGTTGTGGTGTAATACGTTTACGAAAAGTAGTTGAAGAAACATTTGAAAGAAAATATTCTGATAAACATTTTGATAGAAATCAATTACCGCAAATTAGAATACCAGATATAAGAAAGTCTCCATTTACTTTTAAAGAAGGCATAATGAATACTTTCTTTATAAAACCTGTGCAAAGCCAACGTGTAGAGGGTTTGGCAGAATCAGCCGAAAAAGGTTACTTCGATGATGACTACAGACCAC